AGAAAACAAAGCGTCTAAACACCGGGGGAAACCCCGGTTTCCAGCAAATATCAACTAACTAGGAGCTGACCATGAAATATCAAATTAACTATGCAAATGGCGAGACAGAAAAATTCCGCAAAAACGATTGGCAGTCTTTTGAAACCGAAATTTGGTCAATCGTTAGATATGTAAATTGCGGTATGTCTGAGTCTGATGTTGAAATTTTGGTAGATGGCACAGTTGTTGATTTAGCTACAGCTACTCAAGCTGCAAGTTTTGCTAGAAAAGAGTGGGAATTAAAGCGGTCAGAAACAAAAAAACCAATCCGGGTTTTGCGTGGCGTTGCAAATTTGCCAAGCAATTATCATACAGTTTGGGTAAATAAATAATATGAACTCAATCGATCCTCACGAAGCAATCAACTACATGATTAAAAACGCCAAAGCCTATGCACAAGCTAAGGCTGAGGTGACTTACCTAGAAGAATTCAGGAAGTCTAAGAAAGCTATGCTGTTTTCATCAGCTATCGGCAATACCGTAGCGGATCGGGAGAATCAGGCTTATAGCCATCCAGACTACTTAGCGGTACTTGATGGGCTTAAAGAGGCTGTAGAGAAGGCTGAAGGGCTTAGATGGATGTTGGTAGCAGCACAGGCTCGCATTGATGTGTGGCGTTCACAGGAAGCGTCAAATCGTGGTTTAGACCGGAATACTCAATAAGGAGACTAGATATGGAATTCGTAAACGAGATTGATGATAGCAACTTAGCAATATGCTTTGACTGCGGATTTGTGGATGATTGGGTAGAGATTCCTGGTGGTCGATGTGCGGTTAGCGGAGAGGGGTTGGATTACTGTCCTAACTGCGGTTCTGTGGATAACATGGGTGATTACACGGCTGAGAAGGCTAAAACGGTTTACCAGCGATTATTTGATAAACAGATGATGCCTCATCCGAGTTTAGATTTGTTAAAGGTGCGCCATGACTGAACATCAAGGATTAGCGATTGGTCACGCGATGGCAGAAGTTGCTGCCAAGAATGCGGGAAGTGAATGGGTAGAAACCGCGCTTGAGGCAGTTCGGATACACGCGACAATGAATAAATACTTCACAACAGAACAAGTTCGCGCAGCTTTTGAAAACTTGCCAGAACCGCCAGATAGAAGGGCTTGGGGCGCGGTAGTAAGGAGAGCTAAGAAAGAAGGTTTAATTCATCCACACGGATGGGTACGCGCTCAGAGCTTATCGGTTCATGGCATGGTAGTAACTATGTGGGAGTCTAAAATATGTCTGGTGTGAAAAAAAGGTGCGCCATAAATGCGTAAAAAAGAGTCAGAATACTTAGCTAAAGTGGCTGACTTTGGGTGCATAATCTGTTATAAAAATGGTTATTCCGGCACTCCAGCAGAGATTCACCATGTTCGAGGTATGGGGCTAGGAATGGGAGTTCGGAACTCTCACGACAATGTTTTGCCGTTATGTCCTGAGCATCATCGAGGAAATACTGGCTATCATGGGCTTGGTCGTAAGGCTTTCGAGCGTCGATATGGTGTAACTGAGGCAGAGCTTCAGGACGAACTGATGGAGTTGCTAAATGAAAAAGATGTCTAAGGCGCAAAAGAAGGTCGGCAAGGTTATGGGTGAGTACAAAGAAGGCACTCTCCATAGTGGTAAGGGTGGGCCAGTAGTTAAGAATCCTAAGCAAGCCGTAGCTATCGCACTCAGCGAGGCGGGTATGGCTAAGAAGGCTAAAAAGAAATGAAGCCCGGACTCTATGCCAACATCCATGCCAAGCGTAAGCGGATAGAAGCTGGCAGCAAGGAAAAGATGCGTAAGCCGGGGTCAGAAGGTGCGCCGACTGCTAAGGCTTTCAAAGAAGCGGCTAAAACTGCTAAGGGGAAGAAGAAATGATGAAGAACGGGAAGAAAATGTCCGACAAGGAATTGCTAAAGCAGTATCTTGAGGGCGAGAAAGAGAAGAAAAAGAACGGTGTTAATGAGATAGAGATTGAAATCAAAATCCCTATGGGCAAAAAGAAGGGTAAAAATGGCAAAGACTGAGGCTTGGCAGCGTTCTGAGGGTAAGAACAAGAAGGGCGGTCTTAACGAAAAAGGTCGCAAGTCTTACGAAGCTGCTAATCCGGGTTCTGACCTAAAGGCTCCTGTAAAGTCTGGTGATAATCCTAGACGCGCTAGTTTCCTAGCTAGGATGGGCAATATGCCGGGAGCAGAGCGTAAGCCTAATGGTGAGCCTACTCGGTTACTCCTAAGCCTAAAGGCATGGGGAGCCAGTTCTAAGGCTGATGCTAAGGCTAAGGCTAAAGCCATTTCAGCGCGAAATAAAAAGTGAGCCACCAGAGCCAGCTAGACTTTGTAGCGATGGTAAAGCGTCGCTTTCCTCAATTCTTTTCCGATAAGAAAGTCCTAGAGGTAGGCAGTCTGGACATTAATGGTTCAGTCAGGCAATTCTTTGAGAACTGTGAGTATCTAGGGGTTGATCTAGGCGAGGGCAAAGGCGTTGACCTTGTTGCTAAGGGAGAAGAACTAGACTTTCCTGACAAGAGTTTCAACGTAGCAATATCCTGTGAGTGTTTCGAGCATAATCCTGAATGGGTCAAGACGTTCGAGAATATGGCTAGGATGGCTTCAGGGATCGTCATAATGACCTGTGCTACGACTGGCAGGGCAGAACATGGAACGAGGCGTACAAGCCCTGACGATGCGCCATTTTGTGGTGATTACTACCAGAACCTAACGGAACTGGATTTCTTGCAAAACTGCGATATGGACAAGTTTCTACATTACGAGTTCAGCAGTAATTACAATCCAGCAGACCTATATTTTTGGGGCTTATGCAAGCCATAGTCATATGTCATGTAAGCAATCCGGGTATCTCGGTATTGCTAGAGAGCATCAAGGTATATGCACCTACCACCCCGATTTACGTTTATAGCGTTGACATTGCCAGAGGAGAGAGATTCCGACGAATCTTGCCCAATGTTATCGTCAGACCCAATACTGGTAGAAATTTTGGAGACTCATATAATGAGGCCATCAGCGACGTTTTTGGAAGGATCGCAGTCGATTCATTGATTGTTGCTAACGATGATGTTGTTTTAAATCCACAAACTATTGAGTTATTGGGTGAGGATAAGCGGATTCTTGAGGAAAACGGGCAGAAGATAGGTTTCTTAGGCGCAAGAAGCGACTATGTGTTGCCAGACCAGAACATTAGATTCCCTGTGCATGATGACAGACAGGAAGGTGTTTACTGGGCTAGTGAGGCAAAGATTAAGGAAACTCAGGTAATAGCACCAATATTTGCCACGATAACGAGAGAGGCTTGGGATACAGCAAAGTTTCCTAGCACGAATTGGTATTCAGATAATATAATTTGCCATGACCTGCAAGAAGCGGGATTTAGGCATTTCGTAAGCAGGGCGTATGTTCATCATGCTGGAAGTCAAACAGTAGGAATGGACTACCAGAAATGCCACGAAGAGCCGAGAGAGTGGATCAAGGCTCACAGACCGGATATGTACGAGGCTATCTATGGCTGACGGATTACTTTCAAGTGCGTTAGGCGCGATTGACAGGCAGAAACAGGCTGCTAAGTCTAGTATTGGGTTGCTTGCTAGCAATCCGCAGGAATGGCTGACTCAAGCTACGGCTAGATATTTGCCTACTAAGGCAGAGGAGCAGCAGTATCGTGCTGTTCAGCAAGCTGGTGGAGATATAACGCAGACTCCGTACTATCAGAAGCTATTTGATCTCGCTCAGTTCCAGAGCAGCATCAAGACTCCTAAAGTTGCTTCAGGTTTGCTCGGTACCCCAGAACAGAGGAGATTGGAACAGGGTTACGATACTGGCTGGTATCACGGTACGACAGGAGATATTAAAGAATTCAAAACAGATTTGCTTGGTGAGGCTACTGGTGCTGCTAGTGCAAAGCAAGGGTTTTTCTTTGCCAGAGACCCGATTGCTCCACCGAAGGAGATGACTCGCAAATCTAACGACCCAGATACTATTGCTTTCTTGAAAAGATTAGGTAAATCAGATGCTGAAATTGAAGCCATGAATACGGTTTCAATGAAAGGTCACGGTGCGGATCAGGCTTCTGGTTATGCTCAGATTGGTGGAAGTAGGGAGTACCGAGAAGCAATGCGTAAAGCTGCTGCTGCTGAGAAAAATAGAAACTGGTCTGAATATGAAAAGCAGACACAAATTGCTGAGGATTTAGAGATAGGACGAATAAACCAAGCGCAGTCATTGGTTGCTAAGCATGGCGATGCCCGTGATGAAATGTTGGCAAAAGTAGAAAATGCCAGTCCAGAACTGAAGAAACTTATGGGGTATGGTTGGTATAACAATCCTGCTCAATTAGATGTTGTTAAAAAAGAATACATTAGTAAATTTGGTAAGGATAAAGCGGCTGACGTAGTAAATGCGATTGATAGATATAAGTCGCTGACAGCAGAAAGATTGGCTTTGGATGTTCAGAGTGGGGCAAATGTCTTGCCGATAGCGTTGCGGTACAAGAACCCTATGATGTATGACTTTCAGGGTAGCGCATATAGAGATCAGACTTACGCAGACCTTGTTGCTCAGGCTAAAGCTGGTGGGCATGATGCGTTGATTATGAGAAACACTTATGATCCGGGAGCAGGAACAGCAAAACTAATTGATGTAGGCGTTGTATTCAATCCGTCGCAGATACGATCTAAGTTTGCTCAGTTTGATCCAGCTAAGATGGGATCGACAGACATTCTGGCAGCAGGAGTGCCAGTAGGACTAATAGGATCAACTCAAGTAGACTTACCAAAGAAGCAAGAGAAGAAACCAAAGAAGTAAGCATGACATCCAAAGGATAATGCACAAATGGAAACAAATAACGTTAAAGAAACACCAAAAATCGGAGAGGGACTAGCAGGTCCGGGCAGACCTAAAGGAGTGCCTAATAAGTCCACAGCAATCGTTAGAGAGGCTATTGCTAATCTATTGGAGCGTAATGCGCCTAACATGGACAAGTGGCTAAACGAGGTTGCAGCAGAAGACCCGTACAAGGCACTAGACCTAATGAACAAGCTATCTGAGTACCATATACCTAAGCTGGCTAGGACAGAAGTAACGGGTAAGGATGGGGAAGCTCAAGAGATGGTTATCAAGTGGGGTGGAAAGAAATGAGTTACAAGCCGACTAATTGCCCTATGTGCAGCGCATTTCTGGTCAATAGCAAGTGTCTGAACTGCGGGTATCAAAAGACTGCATGACAGAGATAGTTATCGACTACCTGCCTAGAGAGCAGCAGCTAGAGATACATGATGCCATTGAGCAGCATCGTTTTACTGTGGTGGTTGCTCATAGACGTATGGGCAAAAGTGTTGCCGCAATCAATCACCTTATCAAGTCCGCTATCGAGTGCGACAAGCCAGACCCACGATTTGCCTACATTGCGCCTACCTATGGGCAAGCCAAACGAGTAGCGTGGGATTACCTACAGAAGTACACCAGACCACTAGGAGCTACCTACAATGTCTCTGAGTTACGTGCTGATTTTTATGGGCGTAGGATTAGTCTATACGGGTCTGATAATCCTGACAGTCTTAGGGGTCAGTATTTTGATGGCGTGGTTATCGACGAAGTTGGCGATCAGAACCCACGTATTTGGAACGAAATCGTCAGACCTGCTCTTGCCGACCGTCGTGGGTGGGCTTGTTTCATTGGCACTCCTAAAGGCAATAACCATTTCGCTGAGTTAGCGGATAGAGCCAAGTCTGAGGAAGGCTGGAAGTTCCTAGAGTTCAAGGCTAGCCAGACAGGCGTATTACCTAACGAGGAACTGAAAGCCGCCTATCGAGAGATGGGTGAGGACAGGTATAACCAAGAGTTCGAGTGTTCCTTTAACGCAGCAGTTGAGGGGTCTTACTATGGCAAGCTCATTAACGATCTTGAGAGCAATGGTCGTGTTAGCGACTTTCCTACTGACGGTCTGTGCCGTAGCTTTGCTGCTTGGGATTTGGGCATGGGTGATTCAACTGCGATATGGGTTGCTCAGTTGGCAGGGAAGGAAGTCCGACTTATCGACTGCGTAGAGAATCACGGGGTTGGACTGGACTGGTATGTCGGCTGGTTGAAGGATAACGACTATGGGAAGTTTGACCAAATCCTGCCGCATGACGTACAGGTTAGAGAACTCGGAACAGGCAAGAGCCGTAAGGAAGTGCTGGAGGAAGCTGGACTTAGCATCACAGTCGCTCCGAGACTTAGCGTTGCCGACGGGATACAGGCTGTGCGACGTATGTTGCCGAGATGC